GGATAACACTAAAACAATCGTACATAAGATTCGTTCTGAGAGGAATGAACCTTATGGCAGACCGTTGGTGTTAGCTGCAATAAACGATATTTTATATAACGACTATTTCACTCAAACAAAGCGTAATATCTTAGATGATATTAACAATAAGGTTATTTATCAAACTTTTCCAGAAGGAAAAGAAAAAGGAACATCTGCGTTGACTAAGAAACAGCAAGAAGATCAACACGCTGCCGTTCGTGGTGCTGTTATGACCAAGAACAATCGTGGCGGTGTTTCATTCTTCTCTGTTGCAGCCGGAACAAAACTCAATACTATTGATTCCGCAAACACAGATATATTTGATGAAAAGTACGAGAATAAACTTAATGACAAAATTGCTCTTGGTTTAGGTATCGCTGGTTCACTTCTTAACGGTGTGGGTAGCGGTAGTTATTCTGCACAAATGCAGAATCTTGAATTGATTAAAGGTCAAGTGTTCCAATGGGTTGACCAAATCACAGAGGAACTTAACAAAGTTATTGGTGCGAATATTATCAAAGATAAAGCGAATTGGATGGAAGTCTATTATCTTAGGACTACTTATGTAGACAAAGATAAAGCTGTTGAACAGGCAAAAGAACTTTATCTTCAAGGTAAAGGTAGCTTATCACTGTGGGTTGCTGCTTGTGGTATTAAACCAGAAGCATTTATATCTTTGGTGGAAAAGGAATTAGAACTCGATTGGGAGAATCGCTATCCTCTTCATGCTACAAGTTATACTATGTCAAAGGATGATGCAAAGAGTGGCAGACCTACAACGGAGAATCCGGCTGATGCGACTATTGTTGGCAGAAACAACAACGGAAATGCCCTTCCATCTCCAAGTGACAATTAAGCGTATATAAAATATCAGTTTTAATTCTGAGGTTTAGACCTCTTTTTTTTTTTATTACACACAAACACACGAAAGGCGGTGAAAGGATGAAAGTGTTTGAAATTTCAAGTAGAAAGACGAAGAACGGCAGACGCAAGTTCAAAGTCATTCTGCATAAAATCTTTCCTGACTCTTGTGTGGATGAAGTTAATGAGGTTGGCACTGAATACAATCTCAACGGTATTACTTGGATTCGAGAATACTGTGAGAAAGCACTTCCGAGTATTCAGGGCATGAGTCTTAGGTGTGAATTTCTTGACGAAGATCGCACAGAGATTCATGGACATGGTTGTACCGACAGAGCAGATGGTGATCCTGTATTTGAAAACGCAGTACAGATTGGTACTTTCACCAAAGGTTATATAACCGAAATTGAGGACGAGGATGAAGGTACTATTACTGTTTGTGTTGGCGAAGGTGAAATTGATGCTCTGTGTTATCACAACTTCGTAGAGAAACTTGACGAGAACATTAAACTTGGTATTTACCCAAGCGGCAGCGTTGAGATTCTGCGTACTGATGATAACGAAACGATTATATATAAATACGGTTATAAAGACAAAGGGAGAATCCCTTCTGACTTTATATATTCAGGTTATGCGCTACTTGGTATTCAACCAGCGGATGATAGTGCCAAACTCTTAGAACTTAACTCTAAACTACATAAGGAGGAACAAGTCACAATGAATGAAAATGAAATCAAGGCTGTGATTGAACAGACTGTTAATACGATGGCTGAACTTAACTCCAAACTGGAAGAGTGCCAGAAGGATTGTGAAGCCAAAGTTGCAGAAGCGAACGAGAGTGCGCAGACTGCAATTGACGAGAAGAACGCAATAGAAGCAAGCGTTGGCGAACTTCAAGCCGCTCTTGACGAATGTAAGGCTGAACTCGCAGCTAAGAGCGAAGAGTTTGATGCTCTTTGGGCTGAAAGATGCGAACTTGAAAAGGCTCTGAATGAAGCAAGAGCAAAAGAGAGACTTGCATCCCTTAATTCTTCTCTCGCTGAGTTTAGCGAAGCTGAGAAAGAGTACGCAAAGGATGAAATCAATGCGTTCAACGAGAACCCTATGGAGGGTGATATTGATGCTATCGTTACAAAGATTAACGCTGGCATAGGTGCTGCTTTCAAGGCTAATGAAGCTGCAAAGGCGGCAGAGCAAAATTCTGTTGATAATGGAGATATTTTCGAGGAAATGCATACTTCTAAGGAAGTTGTTGACGAAGATATTTTTTAATATGTTAGGAGGAAACAAAAATGATTAAATGCAAAACACTCGGCATGATAGAGGTTGCGAAGAATAATCCGATTCTCACTTCCACTGATCCTGTAGACCTTTACGATTTTGTGGTTTCTGGTGGAGTTACTTACCTCGTAGCAAATACTCTTGGTGGCGATGATGCTTACAAGGATAGCCATACTTTCGCTGCTGGTGAGTATCTGAATGGTTTTGATATTGATGCATGGGTAAATCAGGAACTCGTTATTGACGAGAAACATATTGCTTATGGCGTAAGTGAGGACTATGACGATATTACTGCTGGTACTACTATGCTTACAGTTATTACATCAAGCACTGGCAAGGGCAAGCTGCAAATCACAAGCCCAGCACCTTCGGACGGTTATTACTTCCTTGTAACTGCAAAATGCACTCTTACAGAGAAGGCTGTTGTAGGTAAGATTGTCAAGGTTGATAAGGACACTGTTTATACACCTTAATCGTATAGCGAATAAGTAAATATCTGACTTTGATGAAAGGATGGTAAATATAAATGAAAACATTTGAAATGAATAACATTCATAAGGATGCCGACAATTTCAGCGGTAAGTTCCACAAGAACTCCCCTGTTGTTGAGGTTTTCGCTGCTATGGTAAACGGCGAGTCTCTTGACAAGTTCGGCGCAAAGGCTGATAAGGCTGTTGATTATATTAAAGACCTCGGTAACAGAGCAGAGATGGGTGATTTCGGTGCTGTTGCTGAACTCAATACAATTAGAAGATTCGTAATCGAAGCACCTGTAATGGAAGAGATGAAACTTCTCAGTATCTTCGGTTCGTATCAGGCTGTTGGTTGGGATGAAACTATCGAGAGAGAAGTTTACAACCACGTTGGCGAGAGATCAAGAATCCAGGCTGCTAACGGCGATGTTGTGTTCCCAGCTATTACAAAGGAAGTATACGCTGTTCCTACATTCACTGTTTCTGGTGGATATGAGGTTGATTATCGTAGGGTTTCTCTCGGTGATATGAGCAAGGAGAATGAAGGTCTTGCACAGGTAAGAACTGACATTCTCAACAACGCTAAGAAGGAAATCGTTACAAGAGTTTACAATGCTATTGCTAACGCTACAGGCGTTAAGTATGTATTCTCTGGTTCAAACCTTAACAAAGCAGGTTGCGATGGTGTTATCAACGCTGTAAGAAGGAATGGTAGACCTACCGTTATCGGTGATTGGGCTATGCTTTCTCAGTTTACACCGTGGGCTGGTTATGTAGGTAAGATTTCGTCTAAGGACGTTATAGGTATCTCCGACCAAATCATCAACGAGATCGCTGCTAATGGTCTGCTTTCGACTTATAATGGCGCAATCCTCGCTGAAATGCCGAACCCATACAATGAGTATGACATGAGCGGTTCTTGGAGTGATGGTGTTAATACTAATCCGAACTTCGCTACGCTGTTCCCAGCTAACCTTGCGTTCGTTGTTCCGGCTGGTGTTCATTCGCCTATCGCTACTTACACTAAGGGTGGACTCACTTCTCTCACAGGTAACGACATTAAGACTGGTAAGATTCTCACAAGATTCGACATTGAGGTTGGTTGTGACGTTGCTAAGGGTAGAGAGCATATGATTGGTCTGCTCAGAGACAGCAATATCGCTGGTGTTTAATCTAAAAGGTAAAACAATAAAAGTTACTATTAACTTTGCAGAATATAAAAGGGTTGGTAGGGTTATCCCCTACTGACCCTTTAGAAAGAATTAGTTTTATGGAAAGAGATATATTTTATTGCTATTCTTTAAGACTCTATCATTTCTTATCTGCATTTCAGGAAAGATGTCTTGGTTCAAGAATCAACCATAATAGTCAAAAGCGGTATTGGGTTTTCAAAAAGTCTCAGCGGTTAGATGAAATCATAGAGTGTTATAACGAACTAAAATATAGTTTTATTGAGGAATAATAGTTAGATTGAGAGGAAGATAAATATGACAGCTAAAGACAAAAAAGAAATTGAAACTACAGAGCAGAACGAGCCTAAAGAATTAGATTTGGATAAGAAGGTTACTATCAAGAATGTAACCACATGGAATACTGGATTTGAAAGAATCGAAGGAACAGGCGATATTGTTCTTGTTCCAAAAGGATCAGTAAAAGTTCAGAGAAGCGAACTTCTTGCGCAAGCCCAAAGCGGAAATAAATGTTTCAACGGTTTGGACGGAATGGGAAGTCACGCAGAGATTTACATTGATGATAAGCCTACTCGTGTTGAACTTGGCTATGAAGATGATAAAAGAAAACAGTTGATTTTCTCTGACGCACTTGTAAAAGAGGTATTCGCTATCAAGAATCAAAAAGAGTTTGAGGAAAGATTTAGACAGACCTTTGTTACTATGTTGGAAAAATTTGCTGTGATTGAAGCGGTTCACAGATTAGGTATCAATGATTATAGCAAGATTCGTTTTGCCACAACTTATACTGGTGTTAGCATAGAGCAATTTGAACAGCAGTAATAACTAAAGGAGGACGATATGGCAAACACAACAGCACAGGATGTGTTTGATAGCTTTGAATCCTCATTCCAAGACAAAAAGATAATCCCAGAAGCATTAGAACTTGAATGGTTGAAGAAAGCAGTTGGCAGATTCTCAATAGAAGTTGA